GATAAACCTCAAACAATTCATTTAGGTGCATTAAGTCCAGTAGCAAAATCGCTGCTTAATTAATGTTTATTAAGTTTAACTAAAAAAGGAAAGGGGCACGTGGCATACTCAGACCAAGTTTTAGATCACTACAATAACCCACGCAACGTGGGCGTAATGGATTCTGAAGATCCATCCGTAGGTACTGGTATGGTGGGTGCCCCTGCTTGTGGCGATGTGATGCGTCTTCAAATTAAGATTGAAGATAACATTGTTACAGATGCAAAATTCAAAACATATGGCTGTGGATCAGCTATCGCTTCAAGTTCTTTATTAACCGAATGGGTAAAGGGAATGAACGTAGAAGATGTTGACGCTATTAAGAATTCACAGATAGCGGATGCATTAGCATTGCCACCTGTTAAAATACACTGTAGTGTATTGGCAGAGGATGCAATCAAATCAGCAGTGGCAGACTATAGAAATAAACAATTAAAGGAAAAATAGATAATGAAAGATATTAAATTAATCCGATTAACATCGGGCGAAGAGGTTCTTGCAAACGTAATAAATCAGTCAGGTCTAACAGTAACAGTAACAGACCCAGTTCTTTTAATTCCGGATAAGGGTAAGATTGGCTTCATGCCTTATATGTCTTATTGCGAAATTGATAGTCTAATTATTAAGAGAGATCATATCATGTTCAATCTTGAACCGACTGAAGATTTGAAAGGTCAATATAAGAAGATGGTTCAAGGCGAAAACGTCATTCAATTAAATGAAAATAATCGAAAAATATTAGTATAAAGGTATGTACTTTTGCTAAGATTCGTGTTATAATATACGCATGAATCAAAAAAATCAAAACTTCTACACTAGCGCTTTCCGTTATGGAAAGTCCATCAAATATACAGGTTACGAGAACGGGAGAAAAGTAAAGTCTTCCGTTCCGTTTAAACCTGTACTACATGTAAATACACCTAACAAAGGTCAGCCCATTAAATGGCATGCTCTTGATGGTACTCCCGTCGAGCCTATTGTCTTTAATGATATGAGTGAAGCTACCACCTTTATTAAATCTTATAAAGATGTTCCCGCTTTTAAAATCTTTGGCAATACTAACTATGTTATACAATATCTCAATGAGGAATTTCCCGGCGAGATAGCATGGGACCGTAATGTTATTAATGTTACCTCACTTGATATAGAATGTAAGTCTGGCGATGGTTTCCCAGAACCAGAACTTGCTGATCAAGAAATCACAGCAATCACTACTAAGAATAACATTGATGATACCTATCATACCTTCGGTTGTGGTGAGTACGATGTTAGCAAATCATTAATGCAAACACATTCAGTTCGCTATGTGAAATGCCAGGACGAGAAAGATTTATTATATAAGTTTGTATCTCATATGGAAGCAACATCCCCTGATGTTATCACTGGTTGGAACGTAGAGTTCTTTGATATCCCATACCTCGTCAACAGGATAGCTAAAGTTAATAGTGAAGCTACTATGAAACGTTTATCCCCTTGGGGCCTGGTGGACACACGGGAGACCAAGTCTGGCTTTGGACAAACAGTAATCAAATATGAATTGAAAGGTATTGCTATTCTAGACTATATGGCTATCTTTAAAAAGTTCGGTTACACGTATGGTCCACAAGAATCATATCGATTAGATCATATTGCCAATGTTGTACTCGGCGAGAAGAAGCTTGACTTCGGTGAACTGCGTGACCTTAATGAATTACATGACAATGACTATCAAAAGTTTATTGATTATAACATCAAAGACGTTGAACTCATTGATCGTATGGAAGATAAGCTTGGTCTGATTACCTTGTGTCTAACAATGGCATATAAAGGTGGTGTGAACTATGAACAGGTACTTGGCACTGTTGCTATTTGGGATGCTCTTATTTATAGAGACTTAGCTAGCAAAAACATTGCGGTACCAATGAATTCAGAATCGTTTAAGGGTGCATATCCAGGCGGTTACGTAAAAGAACCACAAGTCGGAATGCACGATTGGGTATGTTCCTTTGACTTAAACTCTCTTTACCCATCTCTCATTATGCAATACAATATGTCGCCTGAGACTATATTGTTGGATGATGAACCGGGTGTCAATGTTGAATCTGTATTGGCGGGGCAAGTACAAAACACTGTTCCCGATACAGCTTTAGCGGTCAATGGCACACGGTTCAGCACCAAGAAGCTTGGCGTATTGCCATCAATCATTCAAGAGATCTACACAGAACGTGTTGGTCACAAACAAAAGCAAATCAAAGCTGAGCAAGAACTAGAAGTATGTACAGTAAAGTCTGAAGTCTATGCACTTGAAAAACGTATAGCCATCGCTAAGAACCAACAGATGGCTCTTAAGATTCTACTTAACTCTTTGTATGGCGCAATGGGTAACAAATGGTTTAGATATTTCGACATGAGAATTGCCGAGGGTATCACTCTTACTGGTCAAGCAACTATTCGTTGGGCAGAGAATACTTTAAACACATACCTCAATAAAACATTAAAGACAGATAAAGATTATGTTGTCGCTATCGACACAGACTCTGTCTATGTTACTCTTGACGCATTAGTTAAACAGTTTAATCCTAAGAACCCTGTAGACTTTCTTGATAAGATATGTTCAACAGCACTCGAAGATACTCTTACAAAATGTTATGCTGAATTGTATGATACTCTTGGTGGTATTCAAAATCACATGGTGATGGGTCGTGAAGTTATTGCTGATCGTGGCATATGGACAGCTAAGAAGCGATACATACTAAACGTGCATGACAATGAAGGTGTTCGTTATGCCAAACCTAAGTTAAAGATTATGGGTATCGAGGCAATCAAATCATCCACTCCAGCTATATGTCGTCAAGCATTAAAAGATATATTCAAGCGGATCATTGAAACTGATGAGGAAACTGTTCAGTCAGACATAGCAAACTTTAAGATTGCATTCCAGCAAGCCGCACCGGAAGAAGTTAGTTTTCCACGTGGAGTGAACAATCTTGGCAAGTGGTCTGATAGAGATACTGTATATAAGAAGGGTACACCAATTCATATCCGTGGTGCAATTCTTCATAACAACTTAATAAAAGATAAGAAGCTTAGCAGAAAGATTGAGAAGATAACATCTGGCGATAAGGTTAAGTTCACATACTTAGTCAAGCCAAATCCTATCAAAGAAAATGTTATTGCTTTTATTGATTACATGCCCAAAGAATTTAATCTCGACAAATACGTAGATTATAATCTACAGTTCGAAAAAACATTCTTAGGTGCCATTGAACCTGTGCTAGATGCAGTTGGATGGAAAAGCGAAAGACATATGACACTTGAATCATTTTTCTGTTAAGTATGTACTTCTGCAAAAAGTGTGTTATAATAGTAATACAAATTAATAAAGGAACCATATATTATGAAACTATATGTTAATAAAGATAAGACTAAGTTTGTTGGCAATCAAATAGATGCTAAGAAAGATTTTGGTATTGTTGAGCCCTGCGAAGTGCCTACTGATAAACCAGGACTTATAGCTTTTCTTAACAATTATGAAGTACCACCAGCCGCCGCTGTTAATCAGCCAGCTGTAATGAATGAGTACCCCTCTAGCGGTGTTGCTAATCCACCTAATGATACTTTGGTTGGTAGGTGTAACATGGTAGAGTTAAAAGAATTGTCCACCACACTTAATGTTTTAATAAATAAAACCTGGAATAGTATGGACCAGTTAAATCCTAAGGCAGAAATTAAATGATGAAATTAGTAGAGTTTTTATACGGTGCAGGTTATATACTGTGCATTGCAACCGCAGTATATGTTACACTTGTAATTGTAGACAGCGCAATCGGAGTAAGGTAATGAGTAATAATTGGGTAGAAGATATTGCATTTATGCACAAAAAGTATGGCGTAGGTAAATGGATATCTACCGCAAGTCCATATGATTTAAAAAAGTTTATAGATTTTCGTTTAGATTTTATCGAAGAAGAATTCGAAGAAACTCAGAAAGCACACTTTGAAGAAGATGCTGAAGAACTTGTAGATGGTCTTATTGATATTTGTGTTGTAGCTATTGGTACATTAGAAGCCATGGGTGTTGACGCAAACAAAGCTTGGAACCAAGTCTTTTATGCAAACATGCTTAAACAAGTTGGTGTTAAACCTGAACGTCCAAATCCATTAGGTCTTCCAGATCTAATTAAGCCCAAAGGGTGGAAAGCCCCGTCCCATGCGGACAATCATGGTAATATTTCTAAAAGCTTTTCTGATAAAATTAAAGAGCGTATGGAAGTAGCAAACAAAGCAAGGACTGATATTCTAGCGGATAACCCTGATATTAATTCTAACTGGGCTCCTGACGCTATTAACTATAATGAGAAAGTTAGTATTGATTTAGTTGACTTCACAAAAGATTCAGAATATATTCGAATGATGGGAGACATGAATGGCAATGGTCAAAAGTAAAATAACCTACGATCTATGGTTACAAATGTACAAGGGTGTTGATATACACACAATCACTTTAAAAGAACATACTAGATGGTGTGTTCAATTTGCTGCATGGAAAA